TCAGCTTTCTTAGAAAGGGCGTGACCTAACTGAGTAGAATACTGTGAGCGAACGTCAAAGTGGTTCATGGCTTCGTCGATAGACGAGATGAACGTATGGGCGATAGTCAAGCCATCAATGCTTACGACTTTCTCGTTGTGCAAGATGTCATTACCGTTGATTTCAGAACCAGCAGTGTGAACGCCTACGTCACCTTGAGCGTAGTCACCTACGAATGAGAACGATGCACTCTTACCGCTACTGATGGTGCGAACAGTGTGCTTGTCCATGAAGATGTTATTAGTGTTGAAAGCAGTCAGGACTTCACCTGAGAATACTTTAAGGAACAAGGCTTCTTGTTGAGTTTTAGTACCAGCTACACCAAGAGCCGAGCCAATGCGTGAGGGAGTTGCGTCTGCCATTATAAATTACCTTTAAATTAAGATTAGTTTAGAGTGTTTGAATTATTCTCTGGAACTGTCACCTAACTTTTCTCTAAGATTATCCACCGCAGCGGGTCAAAGGTAGTTCGTTTGATTTTGTTTCATTGAATTAAAAAGCCCCCATTGCTGAGGGCGGTCGAGAGACTTTAGAAATCAGGACTGCGTTCTAGCTTAGCAGCTACCTGATTACGATATGCTGGATCAGAAGCATAACGGGGATCAGCCATCGCTTGCATCATCTGTGCTTGCGACTCATACCGATCACCTGTCGTAGTGGAGGCTCGTGTCTCTAAACGAATACCTTCTTTACCTACGGCAGAAACGTATTGTGCCTGTAAACCAGCTACTGCTAGGTTCACCTGACCCATGTTGCCGCTGTCCATAGCGGAGTTAAATGCTTCGACTTCAGATGCGCTGAGGTTATCACCAGCCCATTCGGTCATAGCAGTAAATTGCGCTTCCCCTCCTACCTGCTGGTAGACGCTGGAGGTCAGCTGGGCTGCCAATGCTTCTTGGCCTGCAATGTATGAGTCCACCACTTCCTTGGAGAACCCCACTTCTTCTAATTGTTTGCGGGTGGTTTCTGAAAGCTCACCTGTCTCCGCGTACTCATTCGAGAGGGTATTAAAGTCTACGCCTTTCTCGCTTAGCACTTCTTCTACTTCTTCAGCAGCTGGAACCTCTTCAGTTTCGGGTTCTGGTGCTGCTTCTTCTTTAGGTTCCCCTAGTTTAGATTCGAGGTTGTTGTACGCTTCAGCCATCGCTTCGGCACTCTCGAACTTCTCGGGCAGCCACGAAGGTCGTTCTTCGCTGACTGCTTCGGGGTTGTTGTTCTTTTCCAGTTGCTCACCCACTGCTGCCATTTCAGCATTGTGGGCTTCTTGAGCTTCTGTAGTCTCAGGGGAATCATTACCACTAAGTTGTATGTCCATAGTAAGGTCTCTCTAAAGGTGGGGATCAACCACCTTGTTGTTGTTTAGACATAGCATTGATAGCGGGGGCAATAGCCTTTCCACCCATCTCTGCTTGTTGCATCTGTTGCATCTGCTCTTGCTCTGCTGCCTGTTCTTCAGCCTTCTGTTCCTCTGACTTAATTAAGCCTTGGGTATCCATGTCTAAAGAAGAAGCTACTCGTGATAGAGCATCTGCTATATTTATTTCGCCTGATATGGCTGGGTCTGCTAAGACTTTTGCCATTTCTACAAACTGCATCAACTTCCCGAGGTCTTGAGACCTACCCAATGCGCCTAAACCCGTCATAATTTTTGGCTTCAAAACGCCTTCAGGGAACTTGGGCATCTTCTTGTTGTCTTCCATCTTCTTCAGTAGGATCTTAACAAGGGGGAGTTGGAATTCTTGTGATAGGGTAGAGTACACACCACCTAGGGCGGCCTCTAGCTCCTGCGCCATGAACCGAATCTCTTCAGCCGTGACACGCTCAGCATTGCGCTGAACAGCACTGTTTAGTAGGAACGCGAACGATAGACGTTCGGTTATCTGAGTGGATGTCTCCTGAGCTATACGGAAGTCGTTGAACTTCTCAAGCTGTAAGACCGATACATCTTGTGCGTTACCGTCAGCGATAGCACCATTAGGTGAGTCAGCTAGTACCTGCTTCTTGGTTGTACCGTTGGGGTTTACCAAGAACAACACCTTAGCTGCTGCTGCGCTACCTTGTACGATAGCTTTCGTAAGGATCTCTAGGGAGTTAAGGTCTCCGTAGTATTCTTCAATGAAGCCTCGTCCATAGTGTTCACCGTCCACAGCCGTGAAGCGTAACGCCAAGTAAGGCATACGGTCTTCAGGGTAAACGCTTTCGCTTTGTGGGATGATGATACCTTCTACTTCCTGATGAGCACGAAACTTCTTACCCTCGCGGTTGACGCAAGTGAATACAGTAACTTCGGGGTTACTATCGTTATCGTTGGACTCTATGGGAATATCACCGTTCTCAAGAACTTGAGTTCGGATTGAATCAGGAAGTGATTCTAGGAGAGTGGTCTCTTTAATTATGATCTTATTGAGTTGACCTTCAGTGGATCTATCTATTACATACTGGTCTAGCTTGTAGACCTTTAACGAACCCTTCTTAGGTAAGTAGAGTAAGCTGTTGCCGCTAATGAGGAGATGCTTGATCGCCTCGAAGGTAGGGACTCGTAACGCACGTGCGTCAATCTCCTGCTGAGCACTACGCTCAATACGGGCTAAACCTTCTTCAACCTTACCACGCTCAGCCTCTGAGTCTATAGCAGCCAGATCGAAGTCATCAATGGTCAGCTGAAAGAAAGAGTTGTTCGTGGGGAGTAAGGTCAGAAGTAACTTAGATGCCAAGTTATTGACACCTCTAGCACCTACGGATTGGTATGGGGTTACGAAGTCTGTAGCGGAACTGCTACCAGAAGGGGGGAATATCGAGGGGATTGTGAGGAGGGAAGCCTGTCTAGCACGATCAAGGTACAGAAGCCTATCTGCTTCGAGCTTGAAGTATAGCTTAGCCACCTCTGATTGGCTCTGTGACATAGTTTATCCTGCTTAGTTTACGTTAGTACCAGAGCTAGTAGAGCCTGATCCTTTAATCTGTAGGCCACTGCTACCGCGTCGTAGCTTCTTAGAGCCTTTGGCTTTCTTCTTAACTTTAGAAGAGGGGTCACCAGCGTCTGGTGTGGTTAGGGCATCTGGAGCAGCTGCTGGTGGTGGAGCTTTAGCAGGCGGCTTTGGCGCTTTAGGTGTTGACATGCACATATCTGTTTCTCTTTAAAAGTGGTTGTCTGGGTTAAGGTTCATGTCTCTAAGTTTATCTAGGACATTCTGTTGACCTTGGTGGAATGAGAGGTTAGAGGAAGGGTCACGTGGGACTCTGTCGGGGAAAATAGACTCTAAATACTGTATTAACTCTGGGGTCACTGGGGGGTGTGGTTTCATCTTTATCTTCTCCGTAAGTGGTACTTCAGGATTCCCTAAGCAAATCAAAGACTTACAAAGGGAACCCAAGGTGTGAATTTAGTACCAAAAGGCCATTATAAGCCCTATAGCTACCAGTAGTAACGCTAGAGATCCGCTATCCACCTGCGTTACCGCGCTTAGCAAACTCTATCTGTAGCTCGATGCAGTGCTTAGCCTTCTCTAGGTCTTGAAGGTGGTTGCCCTTGTTGCGTGTCAGGTACTTGTTTACCTTAGTGTAGAGTGAAGCCCGTACTCCATAGTACCCGAAGTTCTCGTAAGTAACCTCTAGCGGCTGGATGCCTTGGTCTGTGTAGTGTGAGCCACCCACCTGAGTGTCCATAGTGGATTGACGGGCTACCTTAGCTACTCGATCCCAATCTGCTGGCGATGCGTCATTGATACTCATATTGATTCTCCGTTGAAGTAGACTTCTTGTGTCTCAAAGTTGTAGTCTTTAGCTGTGAGGATACGCGCTAGTTTTGCGTTCTCCCAGACTATTTCTTCGCCTAAGCCTTTCTTGAGGAACGTGTCCTTGATGACCTTCCAGATGTCGTCACCAGCTTCTAGCGCCTTGTCTACGATCTTGGCTGCTGTAACCATACCGATGCTTGGGCAGCCCTTGTAGTTATCTACAGGATCCCCAGCTAGTATCTGCATGTAGTAGAACCTACGGCCTTCGTCATAGCTGACCTCTACTATCTCACGAGTCTTGTCGTCGAGATGCTTGCCTTCGATCATGCGTAGGTCTTTGTCGATAGTCCAGATCACGGTGTCCTCTGCTTGGTAGATACCTAGCATGTCGTCACCTTCTAGTCTCTCTTCAAATGTAGCACCGTACTCTTCAACTAGGTACTGCTCTGCGAAGCTGCGAAGCATTGGAACACGTGTACCTGCTCGGTTGGCTTTGTAGTAACTTGCCACACCCTTACGGAAGTTGCTCTTGCCTGAGATGAAGACCACAGGCTCTACGTTGTCGTCTACCTGCTCAGAGAGGGATTCGACTAGGCTGGTGATGATACCGTCTACCTTGGTCTTGCACGTGTCTTCGTTGGCGTGTAGTGACCATTCTCCGTCACCCCAGTTCACTGGTACCTCAGATCCTGCTGCTGCTTGGTAGGACACTACGTCCCCATCTATTAGTAATCTAGTCATAGTATTCATCCTCTTCTGCTTCTTCCATCTCGCTTACGTCAACTAGCTCAATGCCCATCTGCATCAGCCGCCACCGTATCACGGACTCTACCGCTAGTCGGACACCTAAGGCCACGCTAACGAACCCTAGGCTCAACCCTAGTATGATATTAAATATGCCTACGCTCATGTTAGCTCCTGTGGTTAGCCCACCTTAGTGATCGGTCAATAGGGTCAAAGATAAGATACACGACACCCAGCTTCTTCTGTGCTACGGTGCGTCCCTTAACTGTTGAACCCTTCTTCTGCATCTTAACGTCAATGAGGTGTATCACACCGCTCTTGATCGCTACTATATCTACTGAGCCAGAGCATCCTGAATTGTGGAAGACCTCATAGCCGTTGTCCCAGAGCCAAGTGATAGCATACAGTTCAGCTACATCACCCAGCCTACTAGGGCTAGTGAGTCTCGCTCCAGTTTTTGCCGACTTTGTACTCCGCTGCGAGCGGGACTTTGAAGCTAAGGTCTTTCTCGACTTGCTTGATTGCCTCTTCGCAGATACGTCCAACTTGTTCTTCGTAACCATTCTTCACCACCATCTGAACTTCATCATGGATGAATAACCCTATGTGCGCCTGATCCTCTGTGAGGCCAGCTGCTCTGAGATCGTCCTCTATCTGGATGTACCACATCTTGCAGATGATAGCTCCAGCTGACTGTAGGAGAGTGTTGAGTGAGGCGTGTAGGTGCCGCACAGGGACTCGTCTACCGTCCAGACCTCGTAGGCTCTTGTGGCCTTTCTGACCTCTGAGGTTGTCTTCTATGGCCTCTCGGAGCATCTTGAGTGCAGGGGTCTTACGCAGGAAGGCAGCTTTTAACTTCTTACCTTCAGCGTCTGACCCGCCTATGATGGATCCGATCTTACCGTCACCCGCTCCGTAGAGGTAGGCGTAGATAAAGGTCTTAGCGTCATTACGTGTGGGCAGACCCGCTGCCTGTTGGTTCACTGTGTGTATGTCACCAGAGACCACTTCGTTAGCATACGTCCCGTCATCGTAGCGGTGCATGTAGTGACCAAGACACCGTAGCTCTAAGCCACTAGCATCAGCCCCTACTATTGAGTAGCCCTCAGGTGCTCTGAATAGCTCTCTACACTCTACTCCAAAGGGTGCCCCGACTGAAGGTACCTGAGCAAGGTTAGGGCCAGTGTGGGTACACCGTGAAGTCACAGCGCCCATAGTGTTGACCCGTCCATGTATCTTACCTTCTTTGCTCAACTTCAACCATGCTTGCTTACCGTTAGCAATCTGACCTAGGCGCTTGCCCAGCATCATATACTCTAGCAAGAGTGCGGTTTCGGGGATCCCCTCGATGCCTGCAAGAACCTTCTCGTCAACCTTGGGTTTCCCTGAGGGTGTGAATTCTTGAGGAACCCAGCCACGCTTCTGTAACCTGTCGGCTATCTGAGGGCGTGAGCTAGGCTGAAAGGGTATTACTTTGGTCTTGGTCTTTAGTTCGATGATGGTAGGCTCGAAGGCTTCTACCAGTTGTTGTTCAATGTCTGAGTACCTAGCTGTGATCTTACCAGCCAACCGACCAGCTGCCTCTTCATCGAAGGGGAAGCCTCGGTCTTCTTGTTGTTTACAGAGCGTGTGTATCCTGTGTTCCATCTCTAGGACATCTTCGGGGTACTGCTTACTCTCTATTAGTTTAAGTAGCTTGATGTTGACCGCCACATCCTGAGCACAATACTCAAGCATAGCGGGGGTGAAGGTCTCCCAAGCATTATCTTGTTCGCCAAACAATCCCTTAGCCTCACCTAGTCGTTGACCCCAAGCCTTCAGGCCGTGGCTTCCAATGAGGGAACCATCAACCTTACGTGCTGCTAGGTCTCGTACTGCGAGGTCAGGCCAGATCACTCTGGATGCTACAAGTGTGTCAAAGACTTTACCTGTATGTTTATAGCCGTGGGTTAGTTCCAAGGCGGGTAGGTCGAAGTTGAGTACGTTGTGTCCCCCGATTACGTCAGCGTCCTTGAGGATCTGTATACCCTCAGTGACATCCTGTGCTGACATCTTCTCTCCTGTTTCACTGTCTTCAACAGCAATGCAATGCGTCTTGTCCATAGTGGCTAAGAAGCCGTTTGTTTCTATATCGAATACCTTCATATACCCTCCGCTAGAGTGGTTAGTTTAATCGTCTGATTCTATAGCCCCCGCGAACATCTCGCATATCCCCTCGAACTCCTGTCTAAATTTAGGCCAAGGCATGGGGTGGTTGCCTGTTTCTCTCGCTCGTTGTGAGTACACCTTGTATGCACCCATCGCTCGTAGCTCTGAGTATTCTAAGGTTGGGTCTGGCATCTCATCCATCACTCTCTCCCGTTGTCGTTAAGCTTGGGTTTATATTTCACTCAGCAACTCACTAACCTCTAGCTCAGTGGCCTTGATTGACTCCTTAACTATACGTAAATAATACTTATATAATCGCGCTTGTATCACTTCTGGC